GGGCCCATTTAAAACTGTGTGAATTCGGTGAACACCCTTTTGATCAAAAGGACAATACCGAGCGAAGCCTAGAAATAGGAACGTGTAACGACTATCCCGTAAGGGAGTACACTCAAGCGAGTGGAAGCGCACAGCATTCATTAGAATGATGAGATAGTCTGCTCTGAATAGTAATATTCAGCAGTCCTAATAAGGACGGGGTTAGCGTAGCGAACTAACTTGAACAAAGGTCAGGTAAATCTTTCATCTCCCTATTGTATCCTCTAAAGTTTGCAGACGACCCCCATCTTCGCGGAATTATCTTTCGTAAGACCACTGGTGAAATCACCGCTCAAGGTGGCCTTTGGGAAAATGCTTGTGAAATCTACACTAAAGTTTATGGGAATGCTGACGAACTGAGAAAACAAGGTAAGAAAGGTGGTATAAAGATTCATATTAAGGGTCTGAAAATTACCTTTCCTTCGGGCGGCTCAATTAAGTTCTCTTATTTGGAGAACTCCCGTGACCTGCTACGTCACCAAGGCGCAGCTTACACTTTTGTGCTATTCGATGAGGCCACACACTTTACTCAGGAAATGATTGAGTATCTTATTAAGCGTATGCGTTCTGCAAGAGCAAAACACAAGAAGCAAATGGTTCTCACTTGCAACCCCGACCCAGACTGGTTCGGTCTTGAGTGGATTAAGCCCTATCTCACAGATGATGGTACACCTAATACTGATAATGACGGAAAGATGCGTTATTATGCAGTAGATAATGGGGACTATGTGTGGTCAGACAGTCGGGAAGAGTTAGAGGAGATTTACGGCGAAGGGACAGACTCTGGTATTCGTAGTTTTACCTTTGTGAGCGCAAATTGCATGGACAATATTCCGCTCATGACAGCTGACCCTACCTATTTGTCTAACCTTAAAGCTCAAAGCACCGTTGATGTTCAGAGATATCTCTACGGTAACTGGTTTGTAAGACCAACTAACTCAACTATGATACGTCGCGAATGGTTTGTCGAAAAAGATCAGGAACCCGCATGGACAGAGATAGTTAAAACAGTTAGGGCATACGACTTTGCTTTCGTTTTACGTTCAGATAAGAATAGTTCCCCCGATTATACCGTTTCAGTTAAAATGAGTAAATTAAAAGATGGTAATTACTTTATCCATAACATACGAAGAACCCGTATTCTTCCTGGAGACTGGATGAAGTTTATTATGGATGCAGCCTTAGCTGATGGCCCTAAAGTAGAAATTGTATTGCCTCTTGACCCTCAAACTCGTTATAGCAACACTTTTATATCTAAAGACCTTTCCTCCAAAGGTTTTCATGTAAGACAGTTTAAGACTTCCGGAACCAAAGAGGATCGTTTTAAACCATTCACGTCTATTGTTATGAATGGTGGAATGCAGATTCTTAAAGATTGTGGTGCAGATTATGAAAACGGTATTTATGATGACCTCAACTTTTTCTATAAAGAGTTAGAATCATATGAAGGTGGTCGATCTTCGGGTACTCGTCACGATGACTTATGCGATGCCTGTAGTGACTCATTTGCTGCTGTAGCTTCAAGTAAAGTTATACCAAACTTCCTTGCTGGTCTACAAGGCGCTAACCTTTCGTACAATAATCCCTTTAATCTCTAGGAGAACTAATGGCTGATGATACAGAAATCTCCCTAGAATCGGGGGATAATGAACTACCCGTTATCTCTATGGGTGAAAGTGGCTATAATGGCTTGTTGGTTTTAGGGGGCGAAATCCTAGAAGAATGCTCTAAGGAACTTCGTTGGCCTTGGTGTGTAGACACTTATAAACGAATGGCTAAAGATGGTGCTATTGCCCCAGCCCTTGAACTTGTAGAGATGATGATTTCTCGTGTTGAATGGACAGTTAAGATTCCTGAAGGTTATGAAGAACAGCTAAAAGATAAGGCCCAATTTCTACGTCAGAATATGAATGACATGGAACATGATTGGAAGTCTTTCATCAAACAAGCTGTCAGCTTTAACCGCTACGGATTCAGCGCGCTAGAAAAAGTTTACCGCTACCGAACAAAAGAAAGTGGTTCACAGTTCAATGATGGTCTGATTGGTATTAAGAAACTTCCACTACGTTCGCAAGATACAATTGAATCGTGGAAGTTCAAAAATAAAGGACGTGATCTTGCTGGTCTATATCAGCGAATGAATATCCCGTCAAACCGTGATTTAGAAAATGGTTTTGATTTTGTAAGCACGTACGAGAAAGGTGGAGTTAAATTCATTCCTCGTAAGAAGTTTCTTCTGTTTCGCTCCAACCCTATCAAGGATTCCCCAATCGGACAATCTCCTTTGAATGGTGCATGGACGGCGTGGAAGTATAAGGTAGCTTACCAAGAATCAGAGGCAATTGCTGTAGCTCAAGATTCAAACGGTTTTAAAGTTCTTTACCTGCCACCACAGTACATGGCAAGTGATGCGTCTGATGAGAATAAAGCAGTATTTGAAGAGTATAAAAAGATTCTTGCAAATATGCATCAAGCTAAACAGTCAGGAATGATCTTGCCGCTCATTTTAGATGAGGCTGGTAATAAAATGTTTGAGTTTGACATCAAAAGTGTCACAGGTCAAAAGTCTTATGACACCAACGCAATTATCCAAAGATATACTGCGGAAATCTTAACTGCATTGTTTGCTGACTTCTTGTCCCTTGGGCAAAACGGTAGTGGTAGCTTCTCTCTTGCTGAATCAAAGATTAGTGTAGTTGAGATGGCTATTCAAGCAAAACTTGATGAGATTAAAAGTCAACTAAACTTTGACCTCGCTAAACAACTTTTTCAGTTGAATGGTTGGGATACATCTGTAATGCCTACTTTCGAGTATGGTGAAATTAGCAAAGTAAGTCTTGATGAAATTTCTAAGTTCATTCAACGTACTGCTGCTGTTGGCCTAATTCCTAAAGCACCTAAAGTTGTTAACTGGATTATGGACCAAGCTAATATTCCTTACAAAGTTGATGAGAGTTTATCTGTCGAAGAGCTTTCTAAACAGCTTACACCAGAGACTTCGAATAGTGGTGCGGGGATGGAAGAGGGTATGAGCAATGGAACTGGTAGTTCAAGTGGTAGCTCAGGTGACTCCTCAACATCTAATAATGAAAATACATAGGGAGTCCATTAATGGCTCATGAACTCGTTAGACTTAGGTCTAAATTGTTCGACACTCCTTTACTAGTGGACTCTAAAAGTTTTGAATCTATTCTTAACTATGTAGATAAACGTTGTGAAGGGAATGTTGAAGTAACTCCAAAAGCTGACAATGAATTTTCAATGTACAGCACATTGCATTACCAAGAAAGTAATTTAGGTGTTATCTACATCTCAGGGCCACTGACCAACAAGTCTACTGGATGGGAAGCGTTCTGTGGAGGCACTTCTTACGAGAGTATCAAAGAAGACTTCGAAGCTCTACTAGAGGCAGGCACTAAGACTGTAGCCTTTATGGTTGAGTCTGGCGGCGGCGAAGCGTATGGAATGATGGATACTGGTAATTATCTGCGCAAATTGGCAGATGAAAATAATGTAAAAATCATCTCTTATGTAGATGGGCTATCAGCATCTGCTGCTTACGGCCTCACTGCCATCTCCGATGAAATCATCACTAATAAGAACTCTGAAATTGGTTCAATTGGTGTTTTGATTCGTTTGATGAATGATTCTAAAGCTCTTGAAATGGAAGGTTACGAACGTAGCTTTATTTCAGCGGGTACTCAGAAGATTCCATTTGCAGAAGACGGATCTTTCCGTAAAGAGTTCTTGGATGACCTTCAATACAAAGTAGATGCTCTCTACAAAGATTTTACTGAATATGTTGCCGAACATCGGAACTTGTCAGTAGAAGCAGTTAGGAATACTCAGGCAAACACCTTCCTTGCAGAAGATGCAATTGCTTTGGGCCTAGCTGATAAGGTAATGACGCAAGAAGATTTTTATTCTTACCTATCGGGCCAAGCCCAAAATAACAAAGAAGGAAGTTCGATGAGTAATCGTATCTTTAAGTTTAGTAAAACCAATAATGAGGAAACTCTAGAAATGTCTCAACTTGCTCAATTGCAAGAACAGCTCACTGCTGCTAATGCACAACTCTCAGAGTTCACTTCTGTAAAAGAAGCTTTGGCCTCTGTTCAAAGCGTACTTGGTGAAAAAGAAGCAGCTCTTGCTGAAGCCTTGGGTAAAGTTGCCCAACTTGAACAAGTTGCTGTAACTACTAAGCTTAACGCTCGCAAAGAAAAATTGGCTGCTGTAATGGCATCCGACAAAGTGGACAGCGTATCTGCTGCCTTGGCTTCTCTTGATGATGAAGCTTTCTCCGTTGTTCTGGCAGGTTACGGCCTACAGAAGCAACAACTTGAAGCTAGCGACCTGATGAATGAAATCGGCGACCAAGGCTCCGAAGTTGAAACCCCAACCCAAGCCTCTGGTGATGACCTCACTCTGAAAATGGCCCAAGCTAAATATAAAAAGGAAGGTAAATAATGCCTGTAGTAGCGCGTCCTCTTGAACCACTCTTCTCTGATCTTGTCTTTCACGAACTGGACCCTTCTGTAGGTTACGCTCGTGAGTGCATCAACGTCACCCCTCCAGCTGCCTCTGCTCCAGTTCTGCTTGGTACTGTTGTATTCCGTGCCGCTGGTGTTGACCCAGCTGCTGCATACGCTGTTCTGGTTAACGCCTCGGATATCGTTGCAACCAATGAATTCGCTGTTGTGTTTGGCGATGCTTTTGGTTTTAATGCAAGTTATGTACCTAATGCTGTAACTGCCGGTGTATTTAACTCCGTAGCCTTCAAACGTGGTCCAGTACAACTGAAAGACTACTACATCAAACTCCGCCACGCAAACCTTAACGCCACCCAGTTCGCCAGCCTGAAAGAAGTGCTGAAGAAACAAGGCGTAATTGTTGAACTGACCGTAGCTTAAGGAATAATAATTAAATGGCAATTGTATTTGATCGCAGTAATCTTAACCGCGTAGTAGATCGTACCGATGTACTTGAAGTCATCCCCAACCAATGGGGTTTGATCAATGACATGGGTATCTTCACTGATCGCTATTCCACTCAAAAGCGTATTGAAATCGTTCGTGAGTTTGACCAACAGTCTATCGCTGTTGACCGTAACTGGGATGAACGTAACAGCACTGTTGGTCCTCTGACTCGTGATAGCCTGTTGCTGAAAATCCCTCACTTCCCAATGGATGATGCTATTACCCCTAACGACATTGACGGCATCATTGCTGTTGACAACGTTAGCGATGCTATCAACCTTGAGACTGTTGCTGGTATTCGTATGCGCAAGATGGAGCGTCTGCGTAAGACTCATGCTCTGACTCTAGAAGCTGCTCGTGCTCAACTGATCACCACTGGTACTGTGTATGCACCTACTGGCACCCTGCGTGCTGGTGCTGTAGCTACTACCAACTACTATACTGAGTTTGGTGTTACTCGTACTGAGTTGCCAATCACCTTGGTTGGTGCTACTGACCCACGCACACAATTTGAGAACGTTCTTGCTGGTATTCAAGACGGTTATCAGTCTGGTCAAATCATGACTGGTTACATGGTTCTTTGTTCTCCTAGCTTCTTCTCAGCTCTGTGGACCAACCCGTTTGTAACTGATGCTGTTAAATACTTCCAACAGTCCCAGTCACTATCTATCCTGACTGGTCGCCCTCAAGCTGCAGGCCTCGATGCTCGTTATCGTTCCCTGACTCTCTGGGGCCTGACTTTCGTTGAATACCGTGGTGGTTATCGCATTGGTGGTCAGGCTGGTACTTTTGTACCTTACATCCCAGCTGGTGATGCTTACGCTTTCCCAATGGGTACTGATGATCTGTTCGAAACTTACTATGCTCCGGCTAATCGTTTTGGTTCTGTAAACCGTACTGCCCAAGGTAGCTACTGGTTCGAATATCTGAATGAAAAAGATGACATCATCGAAATCATGACTGAACAGAACTTCTTGAACGCGTTGCTGCACCCACAAGCTGTTGTACGTCTGTACCTCGCTTAAGTAGCTTATAAGGGGCTTGAAATATAGCCCCTTTATTAACGGAGATTAAGAATTATGGCTGTAACAACTAATAATGGTTGGATGTACGCTGTTAATGAAATTGATGCAAAAGTAGCTACTGGTGCTCTAGTGCCTAACGCAACTACTGCACAGGCGGGTAAAGTAAAACAAATTACTTTCACTGCACAACAAGGCACTACCTTTGCTGACTTGGCTGCTGTAACTGCCGCCTACAATGCATTGCTGACTAAATTGATTGCTGCCGGTATTATGCCTGCTGCTTAAGCATAAAGGGCGGTTAATTCTGCCATTGTAATATAACATATTTTGTGATAAGCTATTCAGTCAAATTTAACTAGGAGATTGAGAATGCATCATAATGCAAAACATGGCAAATACAAAACAAAGACATATGCCTCTTATCGAGCAATGATTCAAAGGGTTACGGATGAAAATCATAAAACCTTTGAACACAGCGGAGGTAGGGGTATTAAGATTTGTGACCGTTGGCTTGATCCTGTTAATGGAGTTTTAAACTTCTTTGAGGATATGGGTGAACGCCCTGAAGGGACCACATTGGATCGTAAAGATGTTAATGGGGATTACTCCTTAGAAAATTGCAGGTGGACAACTTACTCTGAACAGAACTTCAACCAGACTCTTAAGTCCCATAACACATCAGGTAAAACTGGAGTTAGTTGGAACAAAGAAAAAGAGAAATGGGAAGTTTACATTTCAAAGAATAAGAAACTAATCAAACTTGGTTATTTTAAATCTTTGGAAGAAGCTATCAAGGTAAGACAGGAAGCCGAACTAGAATACTATGGTTACACAAAGGAATAGTTATGGCATTAACTCCTGTCGAACAGGTTAGACTCCTTATAGGGGATATTCCAAGTAATCCGTTTTATCCCTTATATACCGATGAAGAAATACAGCAGTTTTTAGATTTGACAAATCAAAATGTTTTCCAAGCAGCAAGGTTGGCCGCCATATCAGCATCTTTCACCGTTGCGGGTTATAGTACAAGGGAGCGTACAGGGGACATTGAAGTTGAAAATAATTATGCCAAGAACTATCTAGCAGCGCTTGGTAACTTCATCAACAACCCTACTTTCATCATTCCCCCAGGTTTATTCCCCTGGTCCGCTAACAAATGTCCAAGTAAGCTTATGAGCATTGAAGTTTGTGATGGCGATAATTGCAGAGAAGCAACGTGCTGTGGAACAGATAGTGGATGTGGGTGTAGTGATTGTCATCCAGCCGGCGAAACCTTTCTTTATCAATAGGAGTTGAAATGTTAAAACCTCAATTCCTATTAACTCATAAAATTCCATTAACAATCCTTCGTAAATCTGAAGGATCTTATGTTAATGGCAGATGGGTGGAAGGTACAACTGCTGAAATAGTTCTGCAAGTTAATATTCAACCTTTAAAGCCTTACGAAATTTACATGCTTCCAGAAGCTGACAGAACCAGAGCTTGGGTAAAATTCTACTCTGCTGATTATGCTCGCACTCTCAAGGAAGGAACTGGTGGTTGGTCTGCCGATGAATTTATTTGGAAGAATGATCGTTATAAAATCATGAAAGTTGATGATTGGACGAACGGAATGGGAATTCTCGAGCATGTTCGCGTTCAAGCGGCCCGTATTGAATTAACACCTAATTAAAGGAGTATCTATGGCATCAACATTAAAAGTAGATACTTCTGTGTGGGATAAGATAAAAAGAAATATCTTGGTTGGTAACAACCTTCAAGTTTCTACTGGATTCTTTGAAGACGCTGTGTATGGTGAAGAGAATAATAATGCTCAAGTTGCTCAGATCGCTAGAGACAACGATCAAGGAACTGTAAAGAATCCTCCGCGACCTTTTATGAAGGTTGGTTTTGGTATAAAAGTACAAGAAAACCTTCCAAAGTTATTCTTAGCTAATATGAAAAGCATTGTTGAAGGGAAGTCAACTTTTACTAAAGAATATAAAGTACTTTCAACAATCCTAACTACAGGATTGAAACAAACCATTGTTGATTGGTCTACACCACCTAACAGTCCTAGAACGATTGCAGACAAGGGTTTTAATGATCCTTTGATCAAGACAGGGAAGATGTTGGAGTCTGTAGAATCAAAAGTTGAGGCTAAACCATGAGTATTTATTCTCAGCTAGAAGATGGACTTCGCAATGTTGCTTTAGTGGCTCTTTCTGAGTTTACTAATCCACAGGTAATTTTCAGCCACCTTAATGGTACAGAACCTGCTGAAAGCTTTGTGATAATTAATATCCTAAGCAACACTCAGCAAGGGCATCACACAACTTCAACACTTACAGATACTCAAGAAATATTAGCTACTCAAGCCTCTTATGAAGTATTTGTACAGTTTAGTTTCTGTGGTAGTAAGTCTGGAGAAATGTCTTCAAGCTTTAACCAAAGAATCAATAACAATCACAAAGTGTTTGAAGAACTGGCTAAAAACAAGATGGGTGTTATGCGTAAAAGTCCTATGCGTAGAGCCCCACAGAAAAGAGACACTAAGTGGGTTGAATACCATAACTTAGATGTTACCTTTTCCTATACAGTCGTTACACAAGAGCTTGTAGATATTATTGAGGTTGTAATTCTTCAAGATGTTATTACAGGCGATGTATTCACTGTTCCCCCAGATATCGTTACACCATAAGGCATTCGTATGCCAAACAACAATTAAAGGATATTCGAATGTCAGAACTCGACCAAATCGTACAGCTCCAGCTGACCCGTGGCTCTACTCCGGTGGAGACGGCTAGCTTCCAAATACCCGGCATCTTAGCTACATTTACCAATTTCTCGGAACGTACTCGTACCTACACTGATATTGATGGTGTTGGCGAAGACTTCCGTACAACTGATCCAGTTTATATCATCGCAAGTAAACTGTTTGGTCAGTCTACTGTTGGCGCTGTTCCTCCAAGTATTGTAGTAGGTCGTCGTCAAGTTGACACTGTAAACGGCTCTGTGACTGTACAGAACTCTACTCCTTACACTGTAACTATTAACGGTACTACTTATAGCTTCACCAGCGACGCCTCAGCCACTGCAATTGAAATCATTGCAGGCTTGGACACAGCAGTAGGCACAAGCCCAGTAGGTGTAACTTTCACCGATAACTTGGATGGTACTTTCACTGTAGGCCCAACTGTTGCAGGTACTCCGTGGTCTTTCCGTGCATCTCCTAACATCACTCTTGCAAACGCTACTCCCACCGAGAGTTATGCAGATGCTGAAGTAGCAATGAATGAAGATAATGGTACTTGGTATGCATTGTTTACCGATACCCATGTTCAAGCAGATGTAGTTGCTCTTAGTAATGTCATTGTAGCACAACGTAAGATCTTCGGCACTTCTTCGCAAGATGCTGCTGTAATCACTACTGGCACTACTGACGTAGCCGCTGTTCTGAGCGCTGCAAGTGCTGGCCGTACTTATGGCGTGTATCTTCCAACTGCTGACACTGAATACCCAGAAGCAGCTTGGGCAGGCAGTCAATTGGCTTATACCCCAGGTTCCAACGATTGGGACTTTAAGCGTGCTGTAGGCGTTACTGTCAGCAAACTTAGTGATACTGCTCGTGTAAATCTTCGCAACAAAAACATGAACATGTACACTCGTGTTGGTGGTGTTAACATCTTCCAAGACGGTAATATGTTCGATGCTTCTCCTATTGACGAAGTTATCGGCATTGACTGGTTGTATGCTCGTTTGCAAGAAGGTATCTATTTCCGTTTGATCAACTCTCTGAAAATTCCTATGACCAACCCAGGTCTTGTAATCATCGAGAATGAAATTCGTTCTGTACTATCTCAAGCAGAGGCTAATGGTCTGATTGATCGCGGCTGGAACGTAACCACACCTGATGTACTCGACATTCCAGAGAATATGCGTGCTGCTCGTACAGCCGGTGTATTTAAGTTTAACGCACGTCTTGCCGGGTCGATCAGAAAAATTCAGGTGACCGGGTTCCTCAGTGTGTAGGTATTAACGGATTTTTACCAGTATTGACTTCTACAATAAATCGTGTATAATCTAAGCTCCATAAATAAAGGAGCTTTAAAATGCGAAAAGAGACAGAAGTTAATATTGGTGATATTTACAACAGGTGGACAATCACTTCAAAGGTTTACTACAAAACCTTCCCGAACGGATCGAAGGCAAAGTTTGTTGACTGTATCTGTGAATGTGGCACTGAGAAGTCTCAAAGACTCGGAGCTTTGACTGACCCTAAAACACCAAGCCTTTCTTGCGGATGTCTTAGAAAAGAGGCTATGGTAAAACTTAGAAAACCTGTTCCTATAGGTTCACGTTTTGGTCGGCTGACGGTTATCGGAGAGCTATTGAGAGTGAATAAAAGATCGGTAGTTGAGGTTGTTTGTGAATGTAGTCCTTTAAGCTTTTATGTTAGGTTAGAAGGATTAAAATCAGGAACAAGCAAATCTTGTGGTTGTTTGCAAAAAGATATTGTCTCCGAAGTTGCTACAACTCACGGCATGTCAAAAACTTCTGCCTATGGATCTTGGCAAAAATTACGGTATCGCTGTGATAGCCCTAAAGATCCTAGATGGGAAAGATATGGTGGTCGTGGTATATCCTATCCAGCTCAATGGAATGTTTTTGAAAACTTTTGGGAGGATATGGCAGAAGGATGGTATGAGGGAGCCGACATTGACCGAATTGACTTCGACGGAAACTACTCAAAAGAGAATTGCCGATGGGTTGATAGAGATGTTGGTAACCATAATAAATCTAAACCGGAAGACTGCACATCATCTTATAAGGGTGTTTACTACGATAAACAAAGGGATAAGTGGACAGCCCGATTAAACCGTAACGGAATCATACACCTTCAAAAGAGGTTTGATACTGAATACGAAGCAGCTTTAGCTTACGACGATGCATCAGAAGAACATTATGGTGATCGACCGAACAAAACTCAAAAGGGAGCGATCCCATAATTAAAAGGTATATTTAAATGGCCGATGGCGTATTGGGCTCATACAGCCCCGAAGCAATGGTTGTAATCATCAGTAAGGGTGACTTTGTTCACCGTATTGGTGGTTACGCCGATGGTACTTTTCTAAATATTTCACGTATCACTCCAGCATCAGAATTGTATGTAGCTTCTGACCTTCAAGCTGGACGTGTTAAGCGACGTAATAAAGCAAGCACTATCACCCTGACACTGTTCCAACAAAGCTCAAGTAATGCTATTTTACAAGAGTTGCAACGCGCTGATGAAGAAGATGATAGGAACTCTTGGGTTTTCTCTATCACCATCAAGGATACTTCCGGTACTAGCGTATTCTCATCTAACCAAGCATTCATCTCCACTGTTCCAGATATTGGTTATTCAAACACTACTGAAACTCGTGACTGGATGATCAGTGCAGTTAGTGTTGATTCTCACGTTGGTAGTAACATGGAATTTGATGCTGCTGAAGTTGCAGCAATGGCAGCTGTTGGGGCTCAAGTTCCAGCACGGTGGCAGCTCTAATAGGTAAGGAAGTATAATGACCCAATTAGCTACTTATATGCCAGAGGAAGTAACTATTCTTCTTGCTGGTATTCCAGTGTCAGGATTTATCCAGGGGTCATTTATTTCTGTTGACAAGGATGTCAAACCTTTTACATCTAAACGTACTGCTGATGGAACAGTTAGTCGGATGTATAATAATGACCAAACCTACACAATTACATTGACTCTTTACAGCGGTAGTGATTCTAACCAACTTCTAACTAGACTTTGGCAATTAGATGAAATTACTCAAAGAGGTAAGTTTCCTCTTATGATCAAGGACGGTAGTGGATCAGACTTGTTCTTCTCTACTACAACTTGGATTGAGGGTATTCCTTCTTTAGTTAAGAGTAATCAATATGAACCTCGTGCATGGACATTACGTTCAAGCTCAGCAATCATAAATATTGGTGGTAATGGTGATGCTGAATCTATATTGAATGATATTGTCAGTATTGCTGCTTCTACTCTACCATCACTAAATGGATTAATTTAAATGACTAATTCTTTTAGTGTTGAGACATATTCAGCTTCAGATGTTAAGTTATCTATTGGTGGTTATATAATCACTGGGTGGGATAACTTAAGTATTAATAGACGTGTAAAAGCCTTCACCCCTGTCTATGGTATTCGTGGTAAGAACACACGAGTTAAGAACGTAGATAGCTCGGCAACTATCACTGTTACTTTGATACAGACAGCACAAAGTAATGATGTGCTGTCTGCAATACATGATCTAGATATTGATGAGGGTACAGCAAGAATTACTTTAACTCTTAAAGATAGTTCAGGTAGAAGTGTATTCTCAAGCAACGAAGCTTACATTACATCTTACCCTGCAAAATCTTTCTCTGGTGATTTTACATATAACACTTGGGAAATTATTTTGCAGTCTACACAATCATACACTG